TTATTTTTCACTATTATCATTTGTGGTTTCTAACATCAATTTTTGAAGTCTTGACGCTACTTCACTATGTTTGTTAGGGTATAAATGCGAATAGGTCTGAAGTGTAGTTTCAATATTTTCATGCCCAAGTCTTTCTGAAATCAACAATGGGGAAAAACCCAGTTCAATTAAAAGTGAAGCATGAGAATGGCGAAGGTCATGAATTCTAATTTTCTTAATTCCTGACTTTGCGCATCCTCTTTTCATTTCATGATTTAAATAGTGCTTTGTATATGTAAATAGACGTTCATGGGGTTCATAATCATAAAGTTTTGAAATGTATTCTTGAACTTTGTCGGCAAGGAATTGAGGTATAGTAATAATCCTCTTACTTTTTGGCGTTTTGGGTTCAAGAATAAGGTCTTGGTTTTGATGCCTGGCATAGTTCTTGTTTACGCTTATTGTTAAAGACACAAAGTCAAAATCATTCGAAGTGAGCGCTAATAATTCACCTGAACGAATGCCCGTCCAAAATAAGATTTCAAACATGATTCGTGCGCTTTCCTTATGAACTTCAGAAATGAATTTATTGAATTCTTCTGATGTCCAGAACTGCATACTATCTGCATTCTTTTTCCCCATGCTTCCACAAATACGAGCAGGGTTAGAAGGTAGTCTATAATATTTAACTGCAAAATTGAAAATGGCTGATAACTGGTTATTGACAGTTTTTAAATATGTTTGTGAATAATTGTTTTCATCAGTTAGTAGTTCATTTTGCCATTTTCGAACGGTTGCTGGTTCAATAGCGTTTAACTGAAGGTTTTTGAAATAAGGAAGAATTTTAAGATTGATTATATATTCTTTGTTTTCATAAGTGGTTGGTTTTAATCGTGATTTACAATCTTCCATGTACAATTCAACCAAATGACCAAAGGTCATTTCGGGGCCTGCGTTAGCTTTAGAAAGGAAATCACGTTCATAAGCTTTCGCTTCTCTTTGTGTTTTGAATCCACGCTTCAGCTTCTGCTTAATGACACCAGTCCAATCAGTATAATTAAATTTTGCATACCAGGTTCCACGCTTTTCATCTTTGTAAACAGGCATACTATCACAATCCTTTCAGTTTTTAGACATTGCAAATATGCCCTTATAACTCGAAAGGAATTATGATATAATACGGTTGGTGACGGTACTATATCATTTTCCTTTCGGGAAATGAGGGTATCTATATGAAAACAGTTCCTTTGTGTTACCAGCACAAGGGGGCTGTTTTTATTTTCTTATAAAGAGTAATTAGATGAAGGTGTATCCATCTTCCGTTTTTGCAATTCAATAAACTTACCGTATTCAGATGCAGTTCCCCAAAAAGCTAAATATTGTTCAGTACCTTCAACATCTTGATACCTAACAACTAAATAATATTTCTTAATTCCTTTTGCCTTTGTAGTGCTTGTTTCATGGTTATGATATTTAAGCATAAATCTTTCTTCTTCCATTGCGTCAATAGCTAAAATTCGTTCAATTGGAAGATTCACAGTTGTTTCAGGTTTAATTCTTTGAATTACAAACTGCTCATCATTCATTTCAATGGTGCAAGGAAAGTCCTGCATAAAGTCCTTCAATCCTTCGTAATGCTGCACCTTAATGGCTTTCTTTTTACGTCCAAACACTCGATCATCCCTTTCATCTGAACTTTACCTTGAACCATTAACACTATCTTGAACCTATTCGAAAACCTTATTCTGTCGGGCTTTTTTATGATGTATTCGACAGTTCAAGGTTCAAGGTTCAAGGTGGTTTTCTATATATTATTATTTTATAGATATTGTTTACTTTAAGCTAGTCATAGCCTGTGACCTATAAAATAAATCAGACTTATCTTGAACCTTGAACTTTTTTTATTCAAAGTCCTTGACTGTACTGATAATTTTGGGGTTCAAGAAGGGTTCAAGATGGGATGACAACTAGAACTTTGCTCTTAGCTCAACAACCTTACCTAAAATCCTTACTGGTGAAGACTTCATTTCAGCTTTGTCATAAAACTTTGGTGGATAAACTGCCTGGTTAGTTGCAATCAATAATATTCCGTTTTCCTGTTTGACCACTTTTTTTAACTGTAGCATCTTGACCATTTACGATAACAACGCCAATTTCACCTGAAATAAGGTCATCTTGCTTGCGGACAATAACAACATCCCCATCAGAAAATTTTGGTTCCATACTATCACCTTTAATTCGTAGGGCAAAGAATTCCCCTGTTCTCGCCATTGATTCAGGAATTTCTTCGTATTCCTCTATGTCCTGAATAGCTTCAATTGGAATTCCAGCAGCAACCTTCCCCAATACAGGAATCTTAATTCCTGCTTCATATTTCAAAACATCTTCACGCAATACACCATTCTGGTTGAACTTTTCTTCCCAACGCTCATAATCCGAGTTTCCAGTTAAATAATCAAGTGACACATTGAAGTAATCAGCGATTTTTTGAAGTGTATCGGTTTTAGGGGTTATTTTTCCCTTCTTCCAGTCGCTAAGTGTTGTTTGGGTTACCCCAGTGTCTTTTGAAACTCGATAATTGGTAATGTTCCTTTCATTTAAAAGCTTTTCGTAACGCTCATACATTGGCATGCATCCCTTCTTAAAATTACTAAATAAATATTTAGCAAAAAGGTGTTGACTACTAAATAAAGGTGTAGTATATTTAAGCCATGCTAAACAAATGCTTAGCATAAACAAACGCAAAGCATTAACAAAACGGGAGCATAACAAAGGAGGAGTAATAAGTTAAAACTGATTACTAAGCAAATGTTTGGTCAACATAGGTTTAGTATATCACAAAACCGAAGTATTTCAAGTATTTTTTATTATTTCCTGGAGGGGGTGATTCTCATGTATGAGACGTTTGCCAAATTGCTTAAAGAAAGAAACGTAACAGCATACAAAGTCGCAAAAGAAACTGGCATTGCACAGTCAACGCTTAGCGATTGGAAAAACGGTCGAAGTACACCAAAACTTGATAAGCTTCAAAAAATCGCTGATTACTTCAGTGTAAGCTTGGAATTTTTGTTGAAAGAGCAATCGAATTAAAAGGTGGTGTGAAGCAATGGGAAACCAAAACAGCTTGCAAGTAGTCATTGGAAAGCTTGAAGAATTGTTCAACGTGTTCAACAAACAATTCTTCAACAACGAACTTCAGAAGCCAGTTATAACGGTTTCACCAGATACTACAGCAGGGGCTTACGGTTGGTGTACATCTTGGAAAGCCTGGAAGGATGATGAAGATTCAGATGGTTATTACGAAATCAACATGTGTGCTGAACATCTGAACAGGCCATTTGAAGAAACGTGTGAAACCCTGATTCATGAAATGGTGCATCTTCTTAATCTTCAAAACGATGTACAGGACACTTCCAGAAGCGGAACCTACCACAATAAAAAGTTCAAGGTTACTGCTGAACAACATGGGCTGATTGTTGAGAAGGATGAAAGATATGGTTGGGCATTTACTCGCTTGAATGATGAAGCTTTGAAATTTGTCCTATCCCTTGATGGTCAAGGTTTCGGGCTTTATAGAAGCAAAATACCAAAAGTTAAAACGTCCAGTGGTTCTTCTTCATCAAGAAAATATGTATGCCCATCATGCGGAACGATTATCAGGGCTACCAAGGAAGTACATGTCAAGTGCGGTGATTGTGAAGTTGAATTTGAAGAAGAATTTTAATTTTGAAAGAGAGGGGTGCAAATGGAAACCGTTCAATCTGTTGAAAGAAAATTTCTAAAAGCCGCTGATGTTGCTCAAATATTGCAAGTATCTGAAACAACGGCTTACAGGATAATCAGGAAACTGAATGATGAATTAAAGAAACAAGGAAAAATCATAGTTGCTGGAAAGATTTCAAGAAAATATTTTGAAGAAAAAGTCTATCTATGACTTGGAAAGGGTGAATTAAAAAATGAATTTTGCAGAACGCTTGAAATCAATTATGGAAGAAAAGAACATGTCACAAACTGAACTTTCGGACTTGACCGGAATTGGTAAGTCATCCATCAGTCAATACTTGTCGGGTAAAAATGAACCAAATCAGAAGAGAATTGAAAAATTTGCTGATGCTCTTAACTGCTCAACTGCTTATCTGAATGGGATTACAACTTGTAGTGACCCGACAGATAACCCGAATGGACTGAAAAACATTCCAGTAGCCGAAGCAGCAAAGAGACTTGGGAAGTCAAAACAATTCATTAGGGTAGGACTTCAAAAACAAATCCTTCCGTTTGGTGTAGCAGTTCAATTGTCTTCCAAATTCAGCTATCACATTTCACCAAAGCTGCTTGATGATTACATTGGCAAATGAAAAGTGCTATAAGAAACTGCCATTTCCTAAAGCACTACTGAAAAAAATATTCTAATGAATTTATTTTAGCCAAAAGGTAGGAATAAATCAATGTCTAGTTCTTTGAAATCACAGGGATAAGAGTATAGGGAAGGTCAGGTGAAAAAAAACGTGAAGACAAGATTTGATGAAACAAAAAGATGGGTTACAAGCACGGGTGACGTTATTGAAATCGTGAATATGGAAACAACCCATTTAATGAATACCATCAGAATGTTCGCACAGAAACCATATATCAGTATGGGAATCATCGTGAAAGACATTGAACGGAATGCCGTTTGTTATAACGCAAATAATGCGTGGACACCTTTTTCAAGAGAAGTTGTTGATGTAAAAAAGAAATCTATTAACAACATTACTAGTATGAACGAAGAAGAAATTATTAAATATTCCTTAAATTCTCCACTTGGTAAAGCAATGCTTGATGAACTTCAGTCCAGGGGTGTAAATATTCAAAATTTCATTGAAATGGTTTCGAACGGCTGTGAAAGTTTCTGATGCCTATGAAAATTAATTTATTCAAGCACCAAGAACAGGCGTTGAGCCAAACTGAACAATTCAACAGGGTTGCTTACTACCTTGATATGGGACTTGGAAAAACATTCGTTGGTTCCGAAAAGATGAATCAACTAGCGTGTGCAATGAATCTCTTAGTGTGTCAAAAATCAAAGATTGATGACTGGATTGAACACTTTCAGAATCACTATCGGTTAACTATTAGGGATTTAACTAACAAGACAGATTTAGAAGATTTTATCAGATGGAATGAAAAATTTAAGAACGCAGACGCACCATTAATTGTTGGCATAATCAACTATGATTTGCTGTTCAGAAGAAAGGAATTACTTGACCTAAGACATTTCACATTGATGTTGGATGAAAGTTCAATGATTCAGAATGAAAAGGCTAAGCGAACCAAATTCATTCTTGAAATGCAACCTGATAATGTGATTTTGCTTTCTGGAACGCCGACTTCGGGTAAGTACGAAAATTTGTATTCACAAGCGCAGCTTTTAGGCTGGAAGGTGAGCAAGAAGGTTTTCAACTCGCAATATATCAACTGGATAAAGGTTGACATAGGCGGTTTCCCTCAATGGATTGTCGATGATACCGAACCCTATAAGAACGTTGAGAGATTGAAAGCCAAGCTTAGGCAACATGGTGCAATCTTCATGAAAACTGAAGAATGTTTTGAACTTCCTGAACAAATCATGATTCCGGTCATGGTTAAGACAAGCAGGGAATACAAGCAATTTCAAAAGAAGTGCATTGTCAAAGTCAAGGGAACCAATTGGATTGAAGACCCCGCTGAATCTGATTTCTACGGGACAGCTTATAAATTGGAAGACATTGAACTTATCGGTGACACTACTTTAACCAAAAGGCTGTATTCGAGACAATTGTGCGGTCATTACAACAAAGAGAAATTACAAGCTTTCGCTGATTTAGCTTGCAGTACTCAGGATAGGTTGATTGTGTTCTACAACTACACAGCCGAACTTGACGCTTTGAAAAAGATTGCAGAATCACTGAATAAGCCTATTTCAGAAGTAAGCGGACAAGTGAAAGACCTTTGCAGCTATGAGAATGAGGAAAACAGCATTACGTTCATTCAATACCAGGCTGGCGCGATGGGGCTAAATCTTCAGAAGGCAAACAAAATCATTTACTTCACATTAACTGACAAAAGTGAACTCTTTGAACAGTCCAAAAAACGGATTCACAGAATCGGTCAAACCAACACTTGCTTTTATTACCTAATGCTTTGTGAAGGAAGTGTTGAAGAAGACATATTGCGAACCCTGGAAATGAGAAAGGACTATACGGATGAATTGTTTGAAGAATACGAAAGGGAAGCTTAAAAACGCTTGCTGGTGGTTGTTTGTAGGCTTCTGCATGGGATTCACACCTTACGTCTTTCACTTGGCAGAAATTGAACGTGGTTACAAGGCAATAGGTGGAGAAATCTTCATTCCTCTAATTCCCTTCTTGGTATGGGCAATCAAGGTATCCATAAATGATATGAAAACAATTACGAAAGAGGTCATGGAAAATGAGCAAAAACACACAAATTCAGGTGTTTGAACAACAGCACCTTCAGTTGTTCAAAAAGATTTCTGACACTATCAAAGCCAAAAAGCAGCTTGAAGAACAGGAAGCAAAGGTAAAGCAGGAGCTTGAAAAAGCAATGAATGCTTATGACATTAAGTCAATTGATAACCAGTTCATCAATGTAACTAGGGTAAAGGAAAGCATTTCAACGACTATTGACCTTAAAGAGTTGAAGGAAAAGGAACCTAATCTTCACGCTGAATTGCTTGAAGATTACCCAAAAACAACTCTTAAAAAATCATATCTAAAATTAACGGTAAAGTAATGCCCAAAGTGGTTTGGTACGAAATAACCGAACATCCCAATTATGAAATTAATCGGATGGGTGAAGTTCGTTCCAAGAAAACAGGCAAGCCGCTGAAACCATACGATGATGGTACTGGTTATTTACGGGTGAAATTAAATGGCGAGAATTGCAGACTTCATATATTGGTGGCTAAGCAATTTGTTCCTAATCCTGACAATAAGCCTATAGTCAATCACAAAAGAGGAATCAAGCACGATTGCAGGGCTTCACAGCTTGAATGGGTTACACAGTCCGAAAATGTCAAACACGCTTGGAGTATCGGACTTTACAAAAGAAAGAAGGTGAAACATGGCATCCGAAAAACTATTTGAAAAAAAGGTTGAAAAGCACTTGCATGCAATCGGTGTTTATCAAGCTGGCACACCATCACACCGCATGGAAACAGATCAAATTGGCTGGTTTACAAAAATATGGGGTGGCGGTTATCAGAAAAGTGGTATTCCTGATTTGCTGTGTTGCGTGAATGGATTCTTCGTTTCAGTTGAATTGAAAGCTTCCAAGGGAAGACCTTCTGACCTCCAGAAGATGAATACAGCAAGAATTAATAGGTCAAATGGTATTGGAATTGTTCTTTATCCAGAAGGCTTTGAAAACTTCAAGGAATTAATGAAGAAGGTGATAACTTGCAAGCATCACATTCAAGAATTGAACTCTATGAAAGATGTTCATTCAGGTACAGGTTGCGATATATTGATGACCTATTAACCTTGCCGCCTGATAACGCTGACCATCCTTTGATTATTGGTCAAGCAGTTCACACGGGAATTGAAAGAGACGTTAAAACGGCAATTCAGGAGTATTACATGTCATATCCTGTCATCACAGACAGGCACATTGAAGAAGCAATGAAATTGGAAAAGGTAATTCCCAAGGCCAAGGCGTTAATTCCTGAAGGTGAATATGAAGTCAAAATTGATAATGAACATTTCGTTGGATACATTGACCTTCTTGCCCCTGCAACTGCTTTTGAACGGGGCGTTGAAATACCGAATCAATATGATTTGTACGATTTCAAGTATTCCAACAACGTTTCTAATTACAAGAAGTCGAAGCAGCTTCATTTGTACAAATACTTTTGGGAAAAAGCGAATCCTGGGAAGTTCATCCGAAACATGTATTTCCTATTCGTTCCCAAAACGAGCATTCGACAAAAGAAGACTGAAGACTTACATCAGTTTAGGAAAAGGATTGAATCTGAACTTGATAAGCTTGAACCGAATTTAGTTCAAATTGAATATGACCCGTCACAGGTAATTGAATTCATGCTTGATGTAAAGAACGTACTGGAAGCTTCTGAATTTCCGAAAAATGAAAGTTTCCTTTGTAATTATTGCGAATATCAAGATTATTGTTTGAAAGGATGGGACTACATGTTATTGCCCAAAAACGAGAGAAGGAACATTGAAAAGATTGAAAAAAAGGTTGTTTGGATGTACGGTTCACCATTCAGCGGAAAGACGTGGTTTGCAAATCAATTCCCTGACCCGCTGATGTTAAACACTGACGGTAACATCAAGTTTGTTGACGCTCCATTCATCCCTATCAAAGACCAGGTAAGTGTTGAAGGTAGAATGACCAAACGAAAACTTGCTTGGGTGATTTTCAAGGAAGTCATTGAGGAACTGGAAAAGAAGCAAAATGATTTCAAAACCATCATTGTTGATTTGCTGGAAGACACATATGAGCATTGCCGCCTATACATGTATGACCAAATGGGGATTACACATGAATCGGATGACAGCTTCAGGGCTTGGGATAAGGTGCGAACTGAATTCCTTTCCACTTTGAAGAAGCTTATGGCGCTGGACTATGAAAATATCATTTTGATTTCTCATGAGGACACAAGTAAGGATATTACCAAAAAAGGCGGTGACAAAATCACAGCCATCAAACCGAATTTGCAGGAAAAAACAGCAAACAAGGTCGCAGGGATGGTTGATATTGTTGCCAGGGTGATTTCTGATGGTGAAATCAGAACACTTTCTTTCAAAACCAATGAAGTTATTTTTGGCGGTGGAAGATTGACAGCTTCAACAAATGAAATTCAGCTTGAATATGCTGCCTTCCTTGAAGTGTATGAAGAAGCAAACAAAAACGCAGTTGCAAAGCTGAAGGGTGAAGAAGTAACCAAGCCTTCAGATAAGGCGACAGAGGGCAGGAGAACAAGAGGTAAGGTAAATGCTGCACCTGAATCAGAAGAAACACCAGTAACCGAAAAATCAGCGTCTGACGATGCTTCTGAACCTGAAGTTGATGCCGAATCTGAAAAGCATGATGTTGAGGAAGAAAAGCAGGAGGAACCGAAGACCAGAACACGTTCCCGAAAGCCTAAAGAGAAAGAAGAAGGTTCTGATGAATCTGAACAAGCAGAGCAAACGGAACAGACTGAAGCACCTAAGACAAGAACTAGAAGAAAACGTGGTGAATAAATTCTAACTTCTAATTTGAAATTAACTTTTCAAAAGTAATGCACTTATAAAATAATTCGGAATGGAACGGTGATTAAAAATGGCAAATATTTGGGATAAGTTCGATGAAGCGATTGATACGCAAGGTTTGGCGGAAGACGTTAAGGAAGCAGCAGAAAACGGTGCTGGTTCGTTCAAGGAAGTTCCTCACGGTGATTATGAAGTTGAAGTGAATAAGATGGAACTGGTTTCTTCCAAGAAAGGTGATCCAATGGTCTCCATTTGGTTCAAAGTAGTAAGCGGCGATTTCAAAGGCAGCTTGATTTTCTTCAATCAGGTCATCACGCAAGGATTCCAAATTCACATTGTAAATGAATTGCTTCGATCGATGGATACCGAAATTGACATTAAATTTGAAACATATAAGCAATATGGCAATCTGCTGATGGATGTTTTTGAAGCGATTGACGGCAATCTTGAATTTGCATTGAAATACGCCAAAGGCAAGAAGGATTTCAGCACCTATGAAATCACAGAAGTATTTGAAGTAGAATAACAGTCTTCTAAGAGAAGGGAAGCATCCTTTCCCTTCTCTTATTTAATGAAAGGTGGGGAAACGACTTGGCTTTGAGACGTAAGAAACGTTATGAAACTCCTGTCGGTTGTTCGATTTGTAAAGAAAAAAGGGCTTATCACACAATTCATGGATTTACGGGATATGGGGGAAGGACTTGTTGTAATGATTGCTATCCTCAAATACAACAAGAACACAAGCGTCAAATGGAAAAGGAAAATAATTTTGAACCTTCTGAAGCCGATTATCAAACATGGATGAGGTTATAAATATGTTATTTTATGACTTTGAGGTTTTCAAGCATGATTGGTTGGTTGTAGTCATTGACATGATGAAAAGGAAGGAACATGTCATCATTAATGACCCTGAAGCACTTGAAAAATTGCATAAAGAAAATGAAAACGAAATATGGGTTGGATTCAATAGCCGCCATTATGACCAATACATTTTAAAAGGAATTTTATGCGGGTTTGACCCAAAGAAAATAAATGATTACATCATCGTCAAGGGAAACCCAGGCTGGAAATTTTCTTCGTTGTTGAGAAATATAAAATTAATCAATTATGACGTAATGACAAACATTGATAGAGGGCTGAAAACCTTTGAGGGATTCATGGGGAACAACATCAAGGAATCAAGCGTTCCATTCGACATTGACCGAAAGCTTACGAAAGAAGAAATCGAAGAAACGGTTGAATACTGTCGCCATGACGTTGAACAAACCATTGAAGTATTCCTGGAACGGAAAGATGATTTTGAAGCGCATATTGGTTTGGTAAAGCTGGCGTGTCAAGGGAAGCCGTTGGATTTATTCTTACTTTCAAGAACTAAAGTTCAACTTTCATCTATCATACTGGATGCAAATAAAGTCGAACGTGATGATGAATTTGATATAGATTTCCCTTCCACTTTGAAAATTGAAAAATATAAGGTAGTCGTTGACTGGTATGCTAACCCTGAAAACAGAAAATATAACGTTGACCCTGATAACCCTAAATCGAAGAAAAATCAACTTGAAATCATGGTTGCAGGTGTTCCGCATGTATTCGGTTGGGGTGGCGTACATGGCGCTATAGATAAGTACACAGGTGACGGATATTTCATTAATATGGACGTTGCTTCCTTATACCCATCTTTGATGATTCTTTACAACCTGGGAAGCCGAAATATGAAAGACCCTAAGAAGTATGAAGAAATCTATCATACCAGACTTCAATATAAAGCTGAGAAAAATCCCTTAGACCTTCCCCTAAAACTTGTTTTGAACGGTACGTATGGGGCAATGAAGGACAAAAATAATAATCTTTATGACCCAAGACAAGCCAATAGAGTTTGCGTATACGGTCAGTTACTGTTGCTAGATTTAATAGAAAAACTTGAACCTTACTGTCAAATCATTCAAAGCAATACAGATGGTGTTTTAATAAAACTTCCCGATGGTTCAGATAAAAGCTTTTTTCTGATTGATGATATTTGCCATGAATGGGAGCAGCGCACGGGGTTACAGCTAGAATTTGAAGAATTCAGAAGGGTTTTTCAGAAGGATGTTAATAACTATGTTATTGTGCCGCATGGGGAACTGTACAACGAGAAGGGCAAACCAAGATGGAAGTCAAAGGGCGCATATGTGAAGAAATTGAACAAGCTTGATTATGACCTTCCTATTGTAAACAAGGCTTTAATCAACTTCATGATAAAGGATATTCCAGTTGAACAAACCGTTATGGAATGTGATGAATTGAAAGAATTTCAGCTAGTTTCAAAGATAAGCGGAAAATACACGACAATCCTTCATGGGGATAAGGAAGTAAAGGAAAAGTGTATTAGAATATTTGCTTCAACTGATGAAAATGATGCTGGCGTTCAGAAAGTTCATGCTACTACTGGAAAACCTGCCAAAATCCCTAATTCACCTGAAAATTGCTTCATTTGGAACGATGAAGTAAATGGTGTAAAAGCACCTAAAAAGCTAAACAAACATTGGTACATTAACTTGGCGAAGAAAAGATTAGCTGATTTTGGGGTGATATGAAATGAACACTTCGCGCATAGGAAGGGTGGTGATTGAAAGATGTTCTTCAAGGGATATGTCGAAACCAAAAATAAAAAGTGCATTGAAAAATTCAAAGGCAGAAATGATTTGAAATCCTATGAACAAGTTCAATCACTATCCGAATTTGCAGGTATTTTAGACGCTGACACTATATTGATTGATATTGATGATTTTGAACAAAGTGAAAAACTGTTCAGAATTGTTCAGGATAAGAATTTAAGATGTAGGGTTTATGAAACCACTAGGGGAAAACACTTTTTATTCAAAAATAAAGGCGTTGATACCAACCGAACAAAAGCCAATCTTGCAATTGGATTGACCGCTGATATTAAGATTGGAAAGCGAAATTCGTATTCCATTCTGAAGTTTGAAGGTAAGGAACGGAAAATAATTTATGATTCAGCGGAAAATGAAGAAGCGCAAGACCTCCCTAAGTGGCTGCTTCCAATCAAGACCAGCACAGACTTTCTTGACATGGATGCTGGCGATGGTAGAAACCAAGCTTTATTCAACTACATTCTAACCTTACAGTCGAATGATTTTGAAGTTGAAGAAGCCAGGGAAACCATCAGAATCATAAACAACTATATCCTGAAAGAACCTTTATCTGAAGATGAAGTTGAAATGGTACTTAGGGATGATGCCTTTTCAAAGCCTGTTTTTTTCAAAGGAAGCACTTTTTTATTCGACAAATTCGCAATGTTCTTGAAGAACAATCATCACATCAAACGAATTAATAATCAATTGCATTTATACAAAGATGGAATTTATATCAGCGGGCTTTCTGAAATTGAAGCTGAAATGATTAAACACATACCTCAACTGAACAGAGCGAAAAGGGCAGAAGTCCTTGCTTATCTTGACATATTAATTCGTGAAAACACACCTGCAACAGAAGCAAACTGGATTGCTTTCCGAAATGGACTACTGAACGTTTATGATGATACCTTTATACCTTTTTCACATGAACATGTGATTACCAACAAAATTGATTGGGACTATAACCCGAACGCTTACGATGAATTGACTGATAAAACATTAGACAAGATTTCTTGTAACGATACGCAAATCAGAATGCTACTTGAAGAAATGGTTGGTTACACGATGTTCAGAAGAAATGAATTAGGTAAAGCCTTCATTCTTACTGGTTCAGGTTCAAACGGTAAATCAACATTTTTGAACATGTTGAAAACGATGCTTGGAAGAAGAAATGTTTCCGTCCTAGACTTGAAGAAGCTGAACGATAGATTTTCAACTGTTATGTTATTCGGTAAGCTGGCGAACATCGGGGATGACATTTCTGATGAATTCATTACTGATGCAGCGGACTTCAAAAAAATTGTTACTGGCGAAACCATTGATGCGGAACAAAAAGGACAACCGAAATTTGAATTTGAACCATATGTTAAACTGCTGTTTTCAGCCAACAACATTCCACGAATCGGAAAAGGTAGGGATTCGGCGGCCATATTGAGAAGGCTAATCATAGTTCCGTTCAATGCAAAATTTAGCAGTAGCGACCCTGACTATGTTCCTTTTATCGGTGACAAGTTGAAATCACAGGAAGCAATTGAATACTTCATTCAGCTTGGAATCAAGGCGTTGAAAAGGGTTCTAATTGATAGGAAATTCACCGAATCAGAACAGGTTCAAAAAGAACTTGAAGAGTTTGAAGAAAATAATAACCCTATTCTTGGCTTCTTCAAAGAAATCGGTAAAGAAGAAATTGAAAATGAACCAACGAATGAAGTTTACAAAAGGTACACAGTTTATTGTGCTGAAAACGGTCTTCAACCTATATCACAAATCGGTTTTTCAAAACAAGTCGTTGCTAACTTTGGATTTATGGTTGTTGATAAAAAAATTGACGGTAGAAAAAGAAGAATATTTTCTAGTAAATAAAGGCGGTGTATCAAATGAATAAAGTTCAACTTCATTCTGAAATTTGTTCTAAGTTGAATGAAGTATATGAAAAGAAGAATCATGATTATGGTGATTCGTTTGCGAAGCTTAGAAATGAGCTTCCGAACGCAATCCTGCTTAGGATTTACGATAAGTACAGTCGATTGAAAAACCTAATGCAAGGTGCTGAACAAAAGGTTGCGGATGAAAGCATTGATGATACCCTAATGGATTTAGCTAATTACTGCATTATGGAACTTGTAGAAAGGAAGATTGAACATGAATGTAAATGAATATCAAATAGCTGCTATGCGAACCGCAAGCAGCTTAGAATCAAAGGACTTAATTCTAAACGGTGTACTTGGTTTGTGCGGTGAAACAGGTGAAGTTTCAGACCATATTAAAAAGCACATGTACCAAGGACATGAATTGAACAAGCAAAAGCTTATTGGTGAATTAGGTGATGTTTGTTGGTATATTGCAATCTTGGCGCAAGGGTTAGGTGTTGACTTGGAAAGTGTTCTGAAACGTAATATTCAAAAACTTCAATCCAGGTATCCAGCAGGTTTTGATTCTCAAAAGTCTATTCACAGGAAGGATTGATTTTTTATGACTGAAAACCAAGTAAACACAGATGAAAAGTATGAAAAAATTAATGAGTTTGCCAACCTGGTCAAACCGCTTCAGGAATACATGCTGAAGAATTATGGGTTTCATTCCAAAGTCATCATTGAACCATCAGGTGCAACGCTTGTGACGAATGAAATGTTTGTTCCGCTGGAAATCGGTGATGACAAATGATAGAAAGCAGAAATCCAAAGTATAACGCTTCGGGCTATCCAGACCCAACGGCATACCAAGCAATGAAGCCAGTGGTTAGGGAAGAATCTGAACTGGATAGAAAAGTTCATCGGTTAATCAAAACTTTGAAATCAATTATCGAATGGGCTGGTTTTGAATTGATAGGAAGAATCCAAATCAAGGACAAAAGAACTGGGAGGGAATTCAAATGAAGATGAATCAAAAAGATAGAATTGAACTTTTCAAAGCAATGATGAACAAGGCTAACATTAACGAAGACTTCCTTGATTGGTTAATTCAAGAAGGTTTCTTTACGGCTCCTGCTTCACGCAAATATCATGGAAATTATGAAGGCGGCTTATTCGATCATTCGTATGCTGTAACTGAAACATTGGTTGAAATCACTGAAAGGATGAATTTGGAATGGCAGCTTCCTAGATCACCTTATGTAATCGGCATGTTTCATGACATTTGTAAACTTGATCAATATAAAAAGGTCATTGACGTTGAAGGCGTTCAATACATGGGAAAAGACGAAGTTGAAGGTGAAAAATATCATTACGAATACAAAGAAAGTAGCCTATTCCCTGGTCACGGTGATAAATCAGTTCTCATGCTGGCGGCTTGGATACATTTAACCGAAGAAGAAATTCTTTGTATTCGCTATCACATGGGAGCATATGAAACAAATGATTGGACTTATTTCGATAGAGCGATTAGAAAGTATGAAACTGTACTTTGGACGCATACCGCAGACATGGTTGCTTCTAAAGTTAACGGAATTTGAAATTTAACTTTCAAATTGTCGACATAGTAAATTTTTCATCGTAGAAGTCGGAAAATTCAGAAAAAGGTTCAAGTTTGCTTACAAGGTTCAAGATAAGTCTTTGCTTCTTGAACCTTGAAAATATCAATAAGAACAAGGGATTTAACGTTCAGGTTCAAGGTTCAAGATAGATTTTATTTATTAAGTAAAATCATTCTATCGTTTTAATATTTAGATCAATAATATATACCCTAAAAATAAGAATATATAGACAATTATCTTGAACCTTGAACCCAAACGAAGAAAACCACTGATATTATAAGGTTTTTGAAGGTTCAAGGTATAGGTTCAAGAAAGAAGGGAAGGTGCAAAATCATGACCCAAGCAAAGCAATACTTAAAACGAGCATATAGATTAAATGAATTGATAAATAGCAATGTACAAGAATTGCAGGATTTGAAGCAATTATCCTTGTCTATTTCTGCAATTGATTATTCTAAAGAAAGAGTTCAAGAAGGCAATTCATCCAATGACGCTAAATTTGTTAACTTAATTTCAAAAATTATAGAACTTGAAAAAGTCATTAATGAAGATGTTGACCGCTTTGTTAATCTAAAAATTCAAATCAGAGATACAATCAGTGCTGTTGAAAATCCAGATGAGCAGGTTTTATTACGATACCGGTATATAAACTTTATGACCTGGGAGCAGATTTGTGACAAAATGAACGTGTCATTAAGGACAGTTCACCGAATTCATTCAACTGCTTTGAAGAATGTAAAAATACCTAACTAACATGACATACTTTGTCATACTATGCGATTGTATGCCATTCTAAACAGTATATTATTGTATTATGCTAATTAGCGTTCTAGGCAGAAGCCAAGGACGCTATTTTTATTTGAACGGAAAGGAAGGTGAACCTTCAGATGGCAAAAGGTAAATATCAAGACTGGCTGACGGATGAAGGTTTACTGAAACTAGAAGCCTGGGCAAGAAACGGTCTAACCGATGAACAAATTGCTTCTAATATAGGAATTTCAAGGTCAACACTTAACGAATGGAAAAAGAAGCATTCGGACATATCGGACACCCTAAAAAGGGGAAAAGAAGTAATTGATATTCAGGTTGAAAACGCATTGCTAAAAAGGGCATTAGGTTATGAGTATACCGAATGTACAAAGGAAAGAATGTTTGATGCTGAAACAGGTGAATTCAAACTTATAACAACCAAGGAAGTAACTAAAGAAGTTGCAGGAGATACTACAGCGCAAATATTTTGGCTGAAAAATAGGAAACCCGATGTATGGAGAGATAGAAGGGATATTGCAGTTGAAGGTTCATTAAATACAACTTCAAGTATGACCGACGAAGAACTTTCTGACAGAATCAAGAGATTAAAAGAAAAGCTTGGTCTTGATGGCAATGAACAAAGCTGAAGAACTTAAAATGCTTGAAGAATTAGTATTGCTTCAAAATGAGGAAGCAATACGAAAAGCAAGAAAAAACTTCTTCGATTACTGCAATGTCAAATCTCCTGACTTTTACAAGCCTGATAGAATTTTTTTACGTGAAATGTGTGATGAACTTCAAGAGTTTGTTCAATCCGATGAACATGATGTTTTAGTTATAAATCTTCCCCCAAGGCATGGGAAATCAAGAACAGTTGGAAATCTTGTTGAATGGGTTCTTGGGAATGACCAAACTCAAAAAGTTATGACTGGTTCATACAATGAGACACTTTCAACGACTTTTTCAAAAGGTGTTAGGAATACGATTCTTGAAGAAAAAGCTGATATTGATAAAATCGTATATTCTGATATTTTCCCTGGTGTGACAATTAAGCGTGGAGATGGAGCAATGAATATGTGGTCATTAGAAAATGGCTACAATAATTATTTGGCTACTTCCCCGACAGGAACGGCAACAGGGTTTGGTGCATCATTGCTAATTATAGATGACCTTATTAAATCAGCATTAGAAGCAAACAATGCGGATGTTCTCGAAAAGCATTGGGAATGGTTCACTAATACAATGCTTTCACGCCTTGAAGAAGGTGGAAAAATAATTATTGTAATGACAAGATGGCATAGCCTAGATTTAGCTGGAAGGGCAATCGAACATTACAAAAACGGTGCAAGAATTAAAACAGTTTTATATAAAGCCCTTCAGGACAATGGCGAAATGCTTTGTCCTGAAATATTGTCTAAGCGTTCATATCAGGCGAGAGTAAAAGCAATGGGCGTTGATATTGCTTCTGCAAACTATCAACAAGAACCAATTGATGTTAAGGGTAGGTTATACAGTTCATTTAAAACATACGATAAACTTCCGACAGATGCAGCGGGTAATTTATTATTCACTTCTATCAGAAATTACACAGATACCGCCGATACTGGCGATGATTATTTGTGTTCCATCAATTATGGTGTCTATAACAATGAAGCTTATATATTGGACGTTCTTTATACTAAATCGCCTATGGAAGAAACTGAACCTGAAACAGCAAAGATGATCTATGAAGGAAAAGTTAATATAGCTGATATTGAATCAAACAATGGGGGTAGAGGGTTTGGAAGATCGGTTGAACGAATTCTGAGAGAGAAATTCAAGAGTAATCGAACACAAATCAATACTTTCCATCAATCAAAAAATAAAGCTGCTAGAATCCTTTCCAATTCAACCTGGGTAATGGATCACATTTACTTTCCTTCTAATTGGAAAGATAGATTTCCTGAATATTATGACGCAATGATTAAGTATCAAAAAGAAGGTAAGAACAAACACGATGACGCACCTGACGCAACAACTGGAATTGCTGAAAAGATTGGTCAAGGTGATACATTCAGTTTTGATTAAGGGGTGAATTTAGATGTTTGATTTTTTAGGTATTGAAACCGAAACTTCAAAAATAAATAAACTGATTACAGATGGCGCAAAGACAATTATGAGTCATAAGAAGTTCCTTGAACGTGAAATCATAAAGTTCAAGAAGTCAAAAAAACGGAAAGATATGCTTGAAGGGGAACGTTATTATCGTGGCGACCATGACATATTGAACCGTAGAAGAACAGTGATTGGTGAGAACGGATTACTTCAGGAAGTCGAAAACCTTCCAAATAACAAAATCATAGATAATCAGTATGCAAAGTTGGTTGACCAAAAGGTGAACTATCTTCTTGCCAAACCACTTACTTTTGAAACTGAAAACGATGAATATGCTGAATTGCTACAAGGTATATTCAACAACAGGTTCCTTAGAACATTTAAGAACCTAGGGGAAGATTCGTTGAACCATGGAATTGCTTGGTTGCTTCCCTACTATAATGAATTAGGTGAATTCTGCTTTAAGAAGCTTCCACCTTATGAAGTACTTCCATTTTGGAAGGATGCCGAACATACAATTCTAGATTGTGCAGTTAGAATCTATCAGGTGGAAGCTTACGAGGGTGAAAAGGAAGTCACTATTGAAAAGGTTGAATTGTACGATGCCAACGGAATTCACCGTTTTATTTGGAAAAACAATTCGTTGGTTGACGATGTAGAAAACCCCTTTACGAATTATTTAATTGCGGAAGATGAAGAAGGGAACCAATCAAATTGGAATTGGGCGAAAGTACCCTTAATACCCTTCAAGTACAACAATAAGGAAATACCATTGATTACCAGGGTGAAATCGCTTCAGGACGGAATCAATACAATCCTTTCAGACTTCCAAAACAATATGCAGGAAGATGCAAGGAATACTATACTTGTTCTTCAGAACTATGACGGAACAAACCTTGGTGAGTTCAGAAGAAATCTAGCGCAGTATGGTGCAGTTAAGGTTAAAACGGTTGACGGTGCAGCAGGTGACTTGAAAACACTTGAAATTCATGTGAATGCTGAAAACTATAAAGTTATCCTGGAACTATTCAAGAAGGCATTGATTGAAAATGGTAGGGGTTTTGATGCCAAGGATGATCGAATGTCAGGAACACCAAACCAAATGAATATTCAATCCATGTATTCAGATATTGACCTGGATGCAAACGGTATGGAAACAGAATACCAGGCTTCCTTCGAAGAACTTTTATGGTTCGTCAACGTTCATCTTTCTAACACTGGAAATGGTGATTTTGAAAAAGAGAAGGTTAAGGTCATATTCAATAGGGATATTCTAATCAATGAATCAGAAAGCATTGAGAACTGTGTAAAATCAGTTGGAATATTGTCCGATGAAACGATTGTTACACAACATCCTTGGACTTCTAACACTAAACTTGAACTTCAGCGAAAATTAGAAGAAGCTAAGTCGGCAATGGATGATTATAAAAATGCCTTTCCGCTAAGCGGCGGTGAAAAAGATGACCAAACGTAATTATTGGGAAGATCGGTTTAATCGGCTGCAAGAAGCACAGTTGATGAAAGGGCAGACCTATTACTATGAGGTAGAAGAACAATATATAAAAGCATCAGCAGAAATTGAAAAGGAAATTGCAGTTTGGTATCAGCGCTTTGCAAGTAATAATGAAATATCACTTGTGGAAGCTAAGCGGTTATTGAATAGTAAGGAATTGAAAGAATTTAAATGGGATGTAACGGATTATATTAAATACGGTGAAGAAAATGAACTGAATCAACGATGGATGAAGGAACTCGAAAATGCTTCAGCTAGGGTTCATATATCCAGACTTGAAGCATTGAAAATTCAAACACAACATCAAATTGAAGTGCTTTATGGAAATCAAGTTGATGGGATAGATCGACTTGTTAGGGATATTTATTCTGAAGGTTACTATCACACGGCTTATGAAATACAAAGGGGCTTCAATGTTGGATATGACCTTCATAGTTTTGACTCCAAGCAGCTTGAACAGGTGATTTCTAAACCCTGGACTGCTGACGGTTTAACCTTCAAAGATAGGTGTTGGACTTCAAAGCAACAATTGGTGAATTCAGTTCATACCGAACTCACACAGGCTATAATCAGAGGGGATTCCCCATCAAAGGCTATTAACGCTATCGCTAAAGAGTTCAATGTGAGTAAGAACAGAGCGGCAAGGCTGATAATGACAGAATCAGCCTTTTTTGCATCTGTTGCACAGAAAGATTGTTTTAATGAATTGAACGTTGAAAAATATGAGATTGTGGCAACACTTGACAGCAACACTAGCAAGGTATGTCAGGGGTTAGACGGTCAAATATTTGCCATGCAAGATTACCAAGTAAGCGTGACCGCACCGCCATTTCATGCTTGGTGTAGAACTGTATTTGTCCCTTACTTCGATGATGATTTTGAAGGTGAACGTGCTGCGACCGATAAGGATGGGAAAACGTATTATGTTCCAAGAACCATGAAATATGAGGATTGGAAGAACAGCTTTGTCAACGGTGGTTCAAAAGATGGATTAAAGGAAGTTGACCCTAATAAGGTATTCAAGGATAAAGAAACTGAAATTCAGGCTTTGAAAAAATCCATTATGGATAAGCACGATGCCATCTTAAAAGCAGATATTCATAAGGTTGAACTTGAACAAATCCTTTCAAATCATGGTTCAGAGCAATTGAATTTATATGATAAATTATCAGACAGATTCAAAGACAATGACTATTATTATAAAGTGTCAGGTGCTGCATATTATCCAGGTCAACAGGTTATCAAAATGAACATTGAAAATAACCAGTGGGAACGGTTAGTTGGTAGTAATTATACTGGCGCATGGCATACGAAGTTCCATGAAGAATTTCATCAACTAGATCATATACTTTCGCAAACGCCTTTCGCCTATTTAGATGATGGAACCATTTCACCTTATAAAAATATGCATAAAGCTTTTACAAGAACGGATACTGTCATTGGCGCTAGAATGATCAATGCTATTGATGATGACGTTCTTTTAACAGTTAACAATGCCATTAAGTGGTATAATAAAATTGAAGGGTTATCTATTAAACCATTGAAAAACCTAGATAGAATTTCGTCTGAAGCATACACAGCAACTATTAGGTATTTAAAAACAACATACAATACACAAAAGGCAAGAACCCAAATATCCATGTTCACAGATGCAATGGGACTAACCACAAAGAACCGTTTGAATCCGCATGGTAATGGATTTTGGGGACATGATGCCGCATATAATAAAGACCGTGGAAAAGATGGTGCAACTAGCGAAACATGGGCAACATTCGGGGCATTGTTTTATACTGCGGACGATGAAACTTTATCTGTTATTAAGACTCTTATGCCAAACACTTGGAAAACCTACTCATCCGTAATGAATGATTTATTGGATTACGCAATTCAAAACGATATTACTTATAGCTAATGAAAGGGGTGATGTGTATGGCGAAAAATGAACTTACACCTGAAGAAATTGAACTCTATGAACTTGATGAAGAAGGAAAGGCTTATCTTGAATATAATGACAAGGTAGGCGGTAAGCCTTTGGGTATGATTGTACCGTTCGGTTATCCCAAGGGTGTTGAGGAAATGGGCGGCGTAATTGCCGTATATAAGGAATGCATTAAACAGGGAAAGACCTGGGAAGATTTACTTGGTTACGAATCACCGAAAGGTGATGCGATTGAATAAAGCATCTTGCAGAAATTGCAGGGTGCTTTTTTCATGCCTGTTTAGGCAGATAAGGCGGTGATCTTAATATCTCCCTAGATGCTTGGGTTAAAGCATCAATCGTCATTTTGGTATTGCTGACGTAAAAGAACAAGACAAATTTCATGGTTCGTTACCCATGTAAAACAACGTAATTTGAAAGGACGGTAAGTATGACTAAGGAACAATTGATTGCAATGGGGTTGACTGAAGAACAGGCAACCAAAATTATGACATCTTTAGATGGTAACTTTGTTACTAAGGCAAGATTCGATGAAGTGAACAATGCAAAAAAACAACTTGAAAAGGACATTGCTTCCAGGGATGAACAACTTGAAACGTTGAAAAATTCTACTGGTGATGTTGAAAGCATGAGGGAACAAATCTCTAAACTTCAAAGTCAAAATGCAACTGAAAAAGCCAACTATGAAGCGCAACTGAAGCAAATTAAACTTGATAATGCAGTTGAAAAGGCATTAATTAAGGCAAAGGCAAAGAACATCAAAGCGGTAAAAGCGTTGCTTGATCTTGAAAATGCAGAACTTGACGGTGAAACTGTTAAAGGATTGGACGATCAATTGAAGAAGCTGCAAGAAGGTGATGATTCGTTCTTATTTGAAGTTCAACAACAGCCGACAAGTACACCAAAATTCAAAGGCTTTAAACCTGGTGAATCAGGCGCTGGGAAGGTTGATGTAGGAACACAACCTTCCTCGCTTGCGGAAGCAGTACAGATGCATTTTACAAGTAATGAATAATAAAAAACTAATTTATTGAAAGGCGGTCATTACACAATGGCAGTTACATTAGCACAAGCAAAATTAAATGTTCAAGATGCACTTCAAATGGGCGTAATTGACGAATTCGCAAAATCTAATTTCCTTTTGGGCAACATTACATTTGACGATGCAGTTTCTCCAACTGGTGGCGGTACAACATTGACATATGGTTACACAAGACTTATTACTCAACCGACAGCGGAATTTCGTGCGGTTAATACTGAATACTCACCACAGGAAGTAACAAAGCAGCGTTACACCACTGATTTGAAAGTGTTCGGTGGAAGTTTCCAAATTGACCGAATCATTGCGAATATGGGCGGTATCATTGATGAAGTTACCCTTCAGATGCAACAAAAGATTAAAGCTGCTTCAGCACTTTTTAATGATACGGTTATTAACGGGGATAGTGCAGTTGACGCAAATGCGTTCGATGGTTTAGAAAAAGCACTTACGGGTTCTTCAACTGAATATAAACCTAATGACACAATTGATTTATCTACCTCTGCTGCGGTTGATGCGAACTATAAAGCATTTGCCGATGAACTCGATGAATTCTTAATGGGATTGGATGGAGTTCCTTCATTTATTGGTGGGAATACCAAATTGATCGCTAAGATAAGAGCGGTAGCTAGACGAGTCGGCATGTATATGTCAAAAGCGAATGAGTTTGGTCAACAAATTGAATTCTACGGAACTACACCACTGGTTGATTTTGGTGCAAAAGCAGGTACAAATGAACCAGTCGTGAAAACTGACATTACAAGTGGGGAAACATCCCTATTTGCTGCAAGACTCGCACTGGATGGTTTTCATGGTGTTTCTATGGCAGGTCAGTCACCTATTAACACATGGCTTCCTGATTTTAAAACAGCGGGTGCAGTTAAAACAGGTGAAGTGGAAATGGTTGCAGCAGTCGCATTGAAAGCAACTAAAGCTGCTGGGGTAATGCGTAACATTAAAGTTCAGTAATAGGAGGGGTTGAAATGGCAAAGGTTATTGCGCCAAATAAGCAATATAACGGTATTTCAGCAGGTGTTCCATTTGTCAATGGGGTTGGTGAAACCACTGACCCTTATTTAATTACTTGGTTTGAAGATCGTGGTTATGTAGTCGAACATGATGAAATTGAAGAAGATTCCAAAGCTAGTTCTGAATTTGATGACATGACAATTGATGAAATTGAAGAAAATTCTGAAATTAGTTCTGAACTTAATGACATGACAATTGATGAACTAAAAACCTATGCTGAAAAGCATAAAATTGATATTGGTCAATCGACAAGTCAAAAAGGCATTATAAAGAAGATTCTTGCAGCAAAAGAAGCTGAATAGGGTGTGATGAAATGCTTGAAGATGTGAAGAAAAGACTTGAATCTTTCGGCTATGCGGTTACTGATTCGGATACCTGGGTTCTTGACTTCATCATCCAAAAAACAGAAAGTCACATTAAAAATCAGTGCAATACACCAACCGTTCCTGAGGGGCTACATCACATTGCAGTTGATATGGCGGTTGGTGAATTTTTACTCGGCAAAAAGAGTATTGGACAATTAACAGGGTTTGATTTGGAAGCAGCAGTCAAGAGTATTCAGGAGGGTGACACCAATATCACGTTTGCTCTTGGAGAAGGTAGCAAGACACCTGAAGCAAGACTTGATCTATTAATTAACTTCTTGTTGCATCCAGAAACCAACTATGCGGCGTTTAGGTGTATCAAATGGTAAGTGCAAAGCGTAAAGCAATTGAAAGCTTATACATTGGTAAATGCATCATTACCGAATATAAAGAAGTCCGCAACGAAGTAACTAAGATCACCAAGCATAGAGAAGTTAGTGTTGTTACCGATCAACCTTGTAAATTGTCTTTTGAAAGGATTAGTAGTGTGAATCAATCTGATGGTGCGAAAGCTGTCACGCAAGCTGTTAAGTTGTTCATAGCACCTGAAATTGTCATTAAGCCAGGTTCAAAAATTACTGTAACGCAAAATGGTGTTACAACTGACTATCAGAATAGCGGTGAACCTGCCAGATACAGTTCACATCAAGAAATAATGTTAGAACTGTTCAAGGGATGGGCGTAATGAATGGCAAAGTGGGGGAAATGCGACTTTCGACAGCTTGAAAACCTTCAGAAGAAGCTTGATAAATTGCAAAAAGTTGATTTTGAAAAGTTTATTGAAGAATGTGCGAAGGAACTTGCAGCAAGATTACTCGCAAAGGTTATAAGAAGGACACCTGTCGGCAAAAAAGGCGGTACTTTAAGGCGTGGTTGGACTGCTAAAACGGAAGAAGAAGCAATGTTTGGTAGTGGAAAAAAGGCAATGTCCAATAATGACGCTTTAAGTTTTGCGGAAGGTTTTCAAGTAAATAGAATTGGTGATGTATATCAAATTGAAATAATTAATCCAGTTCATTATGCATCCTATGTTGAATTTGGTCATAGAACACGAAACCATAAAGGGTGGGTACCAGGACGATTCATGTTAACTATTTCGGAAAAAGAACTAGACTCGCAAGCACCAAAGATTTTGGAAAGAAAATTGATGAATTTTTTGGGGGAATGTTTTGATGCTTAATAAATTAAGTGAATCCATTGCATTAAAACTGAACCATGAGTTTGGTGATGACTATAAGATTTATACGGAATCAGTGAAACAAGGCTTGAAAGAACCTTGTTTTTTTATTTTCCTTTTAACTTCTAGTCAAAGGCAGGTAATCGGCAAGCGATATTTCAGAGAACATCCTTTCGACATTCATTACTTCCCGAAATCAAAAGAAGATAAGAACGAAGAGATTCTTGATGTTCTTGATCGTTTGAATGATGCATTGGAGTATATCACAATGGACGGTGACTTATTGAGGGGAACAAACATTCATCATGAAGTGATTGATGACGTTCTTCATTTTTTTGTGAATTACAATCTCCATGTCTATAAGGAAAAAGACACTGCTGACTTCATGGAAAGCTTGCAAATTGGAAGTGGATTAAGTAAGGGGTGATAATGTGGCTTCAAAGAAAAAGGAAGTTAAGGAAGTTGTTGAAGCGCCTGAAAAAGCAAAATTCACAAAGTCACAGTTGATTTCAAGTAAGCGATATACACACAGAAAAGACCTGCTAAATATGCTTTTGAAAGATGACACAGTTTATGACTTTGATGAAGTAGAAGGTTTAATTGATGATTTTATGAAAGGTAAGGTGAAATAGATATGGCGCTTGGCGGCGGTACATTTATCACACAGAACAAAGTATTACCAGGCTCATATATGAACTTTATTAGTGCTTCTAGGATAGCCACAAGTCTTAGTGATCGGGGTTATGCTGCTATGGCACTAGAACTGGATTGGGGTGTTGATGACGAAGTATTTACCGTTGAAGTGAGTGAATTTCAGAAGGAATCTTTGAAAATATTTGGATATGACTACAGTCACCCAAAATTAAAAGGATTAAGAGATTTATTCAAAAATATTAGGACGGGTTACTTCTATAAATTGAACAATGGTGTTAAGGCATCTTGTGTATATGCGAATGCCAAATACACTGGTATTCGTGGTAATGATCTTCAAATAGTTATTTCAGTTAACGTAGACGATGATACCAAATTTGACGTTGAAACTTATCTTGGCACAATGAAGGTTGATTCTCAAACTGTTGGGGTAGCAGCAGAATTGAAATCTAATGAATTTGTTGATTTTGATACCGATGCAACACTAGCGGAAACAGCAGGAACGCCACTCACTGGTGGAACGAATGGTGCTGCTGTTACTGGTACTGAATATCAAAAGTTCTTAGACAAAATTGAGTCCTACTCCTTCAATACGCTTGGTTGTTTGTCCACTGCACCTGCTATTACTAATTTGTTTGTTCAATTTACTAAGCGAATGAGAAATGATGTTGGGGTAAAGTTTCAAACTGTTGTATACCGTACTGAAGCTGATTTTGAAGGGGTTATTAATCTTCAAAATAAAGTTACGGATGATGTGAATGAAGCTGCGTTGGTACACTGGGTAACTGGAATTTTGGCAGGTTGTGCAATCAACAAAAGTAATACAAATAAGAAATATGACGGTGAATTTACAGTTAATGTGGATTACAAGCAAACTGAACTTGAAGCTGCGTTAAAAACAGGGAAGTTTATACTTCACAAAGTTGGTGACGAAATTCGTGTTCTTGAAGATATAAACAGCTTCACAAGTTTTACTGACGAAAAAAATGAAGACTTTAGCAGTAACCAAACTATCAGAGTTCTTGACCAAATTGCTATTGATACTGCGGTGCTATTCAATACCAAATATCTTGGTAATATTCCAAATGACGCTTCAGGAAGGATTTCACTTTGGAACGATGTGGTTAAGCACCGTCAAGAACTTCAAAATATCAGAGCAATTGAAGATTTCAAAGCTGATGATGTTGAAGTCACACAAGGAAACACTAAAAAATCGGTTGTAGTTCAAGATGTTGTAACAGTGGTAAATGCCATGGCACAGCTTTACATGACAACTGTTGTCCAATAAGAGAGGGGTTGAAGAAATATGGAGCGAACAATGAAGGCGAAAGATGCGGTTAGTGCTTCCCTTGCGGAATGCTTTATAACGATTGAAGGTAATCGTTATAACTTCATGCAAGCAATCAATCTCGAAGCAAGCATTGAAAAAACCAAAAGTGAAATTCCCATCCTTGGTAAAACAGGTAAGGGAAATAAATCAACTGGTTGGAAAGGTACAGGTTCAGCAACCTTCCACTACAATACTTCAATCTTCAGGAACATTCTTTACCGTTTCAAGGAAACGGGGGAGGACGTTTATTTTGATATTCAAATTACAAATGAAGACCCAACCTCATCTGTTGGCCGTCAGACTGTAATTCTAAAGGATTGCAATATTGATGGTGGAATTCTAGCTAAGTTTGATGCTGACGCTGAATATTTGGACGAAGATATGGATTTCACCTTTGAGGATTTTGAAATCCCTGAAAAGTTCAAAATGCTTCCAGGTATGCAGTAATATATTTGAAAGGTTAAGGTGAAAAATAATGAGTAATTTAAGTGCATTCCTAAGTCAAAACGCTTTACAAGACGAAAATATTAGATATGTTGCATCTAAACGTTTTGTTGAACCTGTGATTGATGGAGAAACAGGTGAACAAAAGATAGATAAAGAAGGTAGACCGGTTACCAAGCCTATTGAATGGGAAATCTGCTGCATCACTTCTGAAGAAGATGAAGCAATCAGAAAATCATGTACTCGTAAAGTTCCGATTCCGGGAAAAAGGAATCAGTTCACACAGGAAACAGATTACAATAAATATCTTGGGAAACTTGCAGCTAGATGTACGGTATATCCTAATTTAAATGATGCAGAACTTCAGAATAGCTATGGTGTAATGGGTAACGATGCATTGCTTAAAAAGATGCTCAAGCCTGGAGAATATGCTGATTACCTGGCAAAAATCCAAGAAGTGAACGGTTTCGAAATGACGATGGAAGAAATGGTGGATGAAGCAAAAAACTAATCAACGAAGGTGATTTTGATGCTAATATTGCATACTATTGCCTTCATAAACTCCAAATACTTCCAAATCAATATTTATCTTTACCAAGGGAAGAAAAAGCCTTTATTATTGCTTCTGTTCAAATTAAGTTGGAAAATGACAAGAAGCAAGCTGATAAGTTAAAGAAGAAAAAGAAGTAAGGACAGGATGATTCATTGAGTCATCCTGTTTTCTTTGTATAAAGGTAGGTGAAAACATGGCTACTATAAGGACTGCTATCCAAATCACAGACGGAATGTCACCTGCATTCAGATCAATGAATAATGCAATGAACATTGTGCTAAATAGCTTTGAAGCACTGCAAACTGCATCAAGTCATGCAGTTGATACAGCAAGCATCCAAGCTGCAAGGCAGGAGTTAGCAAGGGCAGAAACGGCATTCAATGATATTGAACAAGAAATTAGGCAAGCGAGTGAAGCACAAAAGAAGTTAAATGACGATATAAGAAATGGTCAAACTGCTGCGGATGGGTTGGTCAAAAAGGTAAAACAAGTAGGTACGGCAATTATTACTGCGCTAGGTATTAAAAAGGTAGTTGATTTATCAGATACGATTTCCCAAACTACTGCCCGCCTAAATTTGATGAATGACGGGCAACAGTCAACAGCTGTTCTTCAAGACAAGATATTTGCATCTGCTCAACGATCAAGGGCAGCTTATTTGGATACGGCAGACATTGTTGCAAAGTTAGGACAAAGGGCGGGCGATGCCTTTTCGTCCAACAACGAAACTATTCAATTTGCTGAAAACCTAAATAAGCAATTCGTTATCGCTGGCGCAAGCCAACAGGAGATGGCTTCTGCAAGTTTGCAGTTAACCCAAGCTTTAGGTTCAGGAGTTCTTCGAGGTGAAGAGTTGAACGCAGTCTTTGAAGCTGCACCAAATGTCATTCAAACTATTGCGGATTACCTAAATGTTCCTATTGGAAAAATTAGAGATATGGCGTCAGATGGCGAAATTACGGCAAGTATTGTTAAGAATGCGATGTTATCGGCAACGGATGAAATTAACCGACAATTTGAAAGTATGCCCGTTACCTTTTCACAAACCTGGACAAAAATTGAAAACCAAGCATTAATGGCTTTTCAACCGATTTTGGAGCGCATGAGTGACATTGGAAACAGTGATAATTTCAATACTCTTGTTAACAATATTATCGGTGCAATTACTGTTTTGGCATCCGTTTTAATAGAGTTGTTCGATATAGTTGCGTCAATTGGGGCATTTTTTAATGACAATTGGTCATGGATTTCACCTATCATTTGGGGGTTGGTTGCAGCCTTTGTCGCTTATAATGCCGTTTCGCTTATAACTAATGGTATTATGGCTGCACAAGCCATCATGCAAGGTATTCATGCCGCAGCTACAGCAGCGCAATCAGGTGCAACTTTCATGGCAACTGTTGCGCAACATGGGTTAAATGCAGCGTTACTAGCCAGTCCTATAACTTGGATTATACTTTTGATCATTGCTCTTATAGCGCTGTTTTACGCCGTAGTCGCTGCAATTAATAAGTTTGCTGGTACATCTGCTAGTGCAACTGGTATTATTGCAGGTGTTTTTGCAACATTGGGCGCTTTTCTATGGGATTTGTTCTTGGGAGTATTTGAACTTATCCTGGGTGTGATTAATGCATTAATAAATCCTTTTATTAAAATTGCTAATTTTATTGGGAACGTGTTTACAAACCCTGTATCTTCAATTATCTATCTGTTTCAAGGTATGGCCGATGGCGTTCTCGCTACACTTGAAAAAATCGCTTCTGCTATGGATTTTGTATTTGGTTCAAACATGGCTGATACTGTTGCGGGTTGGAGAGCAGGGTTAAAAGACTTAGCCGATGAAGCGGTCAAAGAGTATGCACCCAATGAAAATTACCAAAACATTATGGATGAACTTGATTTAAGCGTATCTGATCTTGGATTGGAGCGCATTGCATATGGTGATGCCTATAATGCAGGATATGATTTTGGGAAAAACATGGAGGAAAAATTTGATCTATCAAGTATATTGGGCGGCGGTAATGATTTAAGTGATTATGCTGACCAAATGAGCTTTGGTAGTGATATGTCGGATACAGCGGCGAACACAGCGAAAATGGCGAATTCAATGGATGCTACTGAAGAAGATTTAAAGTATTTAAGGGATTTGGCAGAACAAGAAACAATTAACCGTTTCACCACTGCTGAAGTAAAAGTTGAAATGACCAATCACAATAATATTAACAGTGAAATGGATTTGGATGGAGTTGTATCTTACTTTGGTGAAGCACTGGAAGAAACGATTGAGAGTATTGCAGAGGGGGCAAATGTGTAATGGCTTATAATTTTTACCTTGATGGCGTTCTATTACCAATTGCCCCGTCTAAACTTCAAACCAAAATTTCTAATAAAAATAATACTATTACTTTAATAAATGAAGGTGAAGTCAATCTTTTAAAAAGACCAGGCTTAACGGAAATTACATTTGACGTAATAATTCCACAAATGCAGTACCCGTTTGCAAGTTATCAAGATGGATTTAAACCAGCAGCATATTTTCTTGATAAGATTGAAAAATTGAAAACGGAAGAAAGTAAATTCCAGTTCATCGTATCGAGAGTATCACCAAAGGGAAATCTTCTTTTTGATACAAACATTAAAGTATCGCTTGAAGATTATACCATCACAGAGGATGCGAAGAATGGATTTGATTTAATGATTTCCATTAAGTTAAAGCAATATAGGGATTTTGGCGTTAAAACCGCCACAATTACCCAGCAACAAACAAATGAAAAGGCAGTTGCTGTTTTATCAACTTCAAAATCAAGAGAAGTGTCAAAAGTAACGCCTAAAACACATGTTGTTGTTAAAGGTGAAACCCTTTGGTCGATATGCAAAAAGTACCTTGGGAACGGTGCGAAGTATCCTGAAATTGCAAAGCTAAATGGCATTAAGAATCCTAACATCATTCATGTTGGGCAGGTGATAAGACTTGAATAAGATTGAATTAATAATTCAAAACGGTTCAAATATCTTCTATCCAGTAGTGGAAGAGGGAATCACCTGGGAAACTGCGAGAAAAGGCGTTCCAGGAAAATTAACCTTTACCGTTGTTAAAGATGGGTCACTTAATTTTCAAGAAGGAAATGCAGTCAGATTAAACTTCGGTGGTAAAAACGTTTTTTATGGATTCATCTTTACAAAGAAACGTGATAAGGGTAACACAATTAATGTTATTGCTTACGATCAACTTAGATACTTAAAAAATAAAGATACTTACGTTTACACAAACAAAACTGCTAGTGATTTTATAAAAATGATTGCAGCGGATTTTAGACTTAACACAGGAACAATTGAGAATACACCTTATAAAATTGCTTCTAGAGTCGAGGATAATAAAACATTGTTTGATATGATTCAAAATGCTTTGGACTTAACGCTAGAAAACAAAAAGCAGTTGTATGTGTTATATGATGATTTCGGAAAATTAACTTTGAAAAATATTGAATCCATGAAACTTGATCTTCTACTTGATGAAGATACCGCTGAAAACTATGATTACACTTCAAGTATTGATAGTAATACTTACAACAAAATTAAGTTATCCTATGAGAACGAGAAAACAGGGAAACGTGAAATCTATATTGCCCAGGATTCAAATAACATGAACAATTGGGGGATACTTCAGCTTTTCGAAACCATCCAAGAAAAAACTAATGGAAAGGTTAAAGCTGATACGCTACTTGCACTCTATAACAGAAAAACAAGAAATCTAAGTGTGAAAGATGCATTTGGTGATGTTCGTGTTCGGGGTGGAAGTAGTGTAGTAGTGAAATTGAGTCTTGGTGATGTGAATGTACAAAACTATATGATTGTTGAAACTGCAAAACATATATTCAAAAACAATGAACACTTTATGGATTTGAAATTAAGGGGCGGTGATTTCGTTGCATAATATGAATGATATTGCCAAACTAATTAAACGTGCAGCGCTTGAAGCTATGCTGGAATCTAAGCCAACATCCATTGTGTTTGGAACGGTTACGAGTGTTGAACCTTTAAAAATCACAGTTGAACAAAAGCTTACTTTAAGCATTGCTCAATTAATTTTGACCAATAATGTAAGGGATTATGAAGTAGAAATGACAGTTGAACACCGAACGGAGAAATATAAGATTCATAACGCATTAGATATTGGTGATGAGGTCATTCTTCTTCAAATTCAAGGCGGTCAAAGGTACATTGTACTAGAGAAGGTGATAGGTGCATGATTCCAACCAATGATGGATTACAACATGACTTTGAACTTGAAAATCAACCAACCAAAACCTTCAAATTGAATCTTGATAAAAATCGCATTGTTGGCAAGATTGATGAAATCGAAGCCTTGAAACAAGCGATTTTTTTAATTTTGTCATGTGAAAGATATGAACACATCATTTATAGCTGGAACTATGGGTTTGAAAGCAATGATTTGATTGGTAAACCTATAGATTTTGTTATGTCTGAAGTGAAAAGACGAATTCTGGAAGCTTTACTACAGGACGAAAGAATTACAGGTGTAGATAGTTTTGAATTTAACAGAAATAAGAAGAAGTTACACGTAACCTTCACTGTTCATTCCATTTATGGCGATTTTACAGAAGAAACGGCGGTGAATCATCAGAATGACTGAAGTATTTAATTTGGATACAAGTTACGAGGATTTATTAACCCAAAAGCTAATGCAGGTTGATGAATCGCTTGATAGAAGAGAAGGTTCAATAATTTTCAATGCGACAGCGGCGAACACCTTAGAAACCATACAAATGTTGGTCACACTGAAGCACATGACTGATCTAGTCTTTGCTGATACCGCACCAAGAGAATACTTAATTAGGCGAGCGGCTGAACGAGGGTTATTCCCACTAGGATCAACAAAGGCAAAATTAAAAGGGGTATTCAACATTGACGTACCCATTGGTTCACGGTTCAGCCTGGATGAATTAAATTATGAAGTCATTGAGCAAATCGCAACAGGCGAATTCGTACTGGAATGTGAGACTAGCGGCGAAGTTGGAAACCAATATTTAGGTACACTGATTCCAGTTGACTATATTGACGGTCTGACCGCTGCTGAATTAACAAGTGTACTTATTCCTGGTGAAGATGAAGAAGATACCGAAGTGTTCAGAAAACGTTACTTTAACAGTTTTAATTCAATTTCTTTTGGTGGGAATCGTGCTGATTACAAAAGTAAAGTTGGTGGACTTAACGGCGTTGGTGGTGTGCGGGTTTACAGGGCTTGGAACGGTGGAGGAACAGTAAAACTAGTCATTATTAACTCACTCTTTGAAAAGCCTACCCAAAAATTGATTAATGAAGTGCAGGAAGCAGTTGACCCATTAGATAAGCAAGGGGAAGGCTTGGGGATTGCGCCAATAGATCACGTTGTCACCGTGGTTGGCGTTAATCAATTTCCGATTGAAATTACATTGAACCTTACCTATCGTGACGGCTGGAATTGGGGTGATGTTGAATCAAGTGTGCAGATTGCCATTGATGACTATTTTAAAGAATTAGCTACAGAATGGGCAACTGCTCAAACCTACGAGGAAGATCACACAGGCTTAATCGTTAGAGTGTCCCAAATTGAAACTAGGTTACTTAGCGTTGAAGGCATCTTGGATATATCGGACACACTGTTAAACGGTACATCATCGAACATTGAATTGGACATGGAGTCAATACCTGTTAGGGGTGGTATTAGTGCCTAAAGAAGTTGATATATTAAGCTACTTACCGCCTGTATTGCATGAAATAAAAGAGTTAGTTGAAATAGCAAATATTGAAAATCACACACTGTCTGAACTATGGAATAAAGTCGATGATGTGCTTAACAATCAATTTATTTCTTCGATTAATACTGATGGCGCTGAACGCTATGAGAAGATGCTAAATATTTCTGCCCCTGCAACGGACACCTTAGAAACTAGAAGATTTAGAATATTGACTAAAAATCAGGAGCAAGCGCCGTACACTTATAAAGTGACAAAACAACTTTTAAACAGTTTGCTGGGCGAAGGTCATTATGAAATGACTAGAAATGTTGCTGAAAAAAGTCTAACAGTAAAGGTGGAACTTACTGTTAAGGGTCAATTCGAAGCAGTGAAAGTGATGCTGGAACGTATTACACCACAAAATATGATTCTTACAGTTGAATTAAGGTGCAATCAAAATTCACTTTTGAAACAGTATAGGCATAGTCAATTAGCTGCATACACGCACCAACAACTAAGGAGTGAGGTGTTAAATTAGTGGCAACGTTTACTAAAAATTATAACTTGATAAAACCAGGTGAAGATGAATTTTACGATATAGGTGTTAACAACAACAATGCGGACATAATTGACGAGAAATTAAAGGAATTAGAAGATGGATTAAGCAAGGTTGAAGTGCCGCTTGCAACGACAACAGAGCCTGGTATTACTCAATTATCTAGTGCAACAGACAGTAACCGTGAAGATCGTGCTGCGACTTCAAAAGCCGTTAAAGTTGCATATGATGCTGCTACAGCGGCACAAACAACGGCGAATGCAGCAAATATGGCAGCAGAAGCTGCAAAAACGCTTGGCAATGAGCGAAAAGCGGAAGTGGTTGCCGCGCTTGTTGCCAAAGGAATTTCGGCATCCACTTCGGAAAGTTGGGATTCGTTGATTACAAAAATGGCAGGGATTATCAAGGCGACTGGGAATGCTACAGCGGCAGATGTGCTGTCGGGGAAGACGTTTAGTAATGCTGGTGGGAATAGTCTAACAGGAACGATGATCAACCGTAGTGCTGAAAGCCATCACCAACTAGCGACAGATACAGCCAGAGAGCCGGGGATTAGAGTATTTTTTCAGCCACCAGCTGGGTACTATAATGGCAGTTCGTGGGTATATGCAGCGTCACCGCAGCTTGCTGCTGAAAATCTACCAAAGGACGTAAACATATTTGGTATACAAGGAATTTTAGAAAGGTTAACCACTGCGGAAAAGGAAGCTTTAGCCTACGCTATTACAACTAAGAGTATAGTTGCATCAGTCGACGATTCTAACACCGTTTTGGCGCAAAAGATTCACCAAATTCCGATGAAGAGAACGGCACAGGGAGAGGGCGTTACAGACTCTAACGGTTACATTAGGGTTCGAGGTTTGGATTTTTCGCCGGAAACATTTTTCTATCGTTACAAGCGTTGGAGTTCTTACTTCGGGATAGCGCATCGGGGGAATATCTCGACAAATCTAATAAATGAAAATGGTTATTATAAATCATTCGGAGGTCATTGGTATGTAGATGGTCTTAGAATAGATACCAATACAGGCAAGGCTGATGAATCATTCGCATGGTATGCCATCGAATAACGGAAGGAAACTACAACAATTCGAAGGGTGTTGAAGATGATTAAGATTTTCAGGTCAACCGATCAACTAGAAGCAATAGAGTTTGCAGATTCAGAACGAGAAACGATTCAGCAACTCATTGCGCTTACTGGAAAATCCATTACGGTTGAATACGGTGAAGATGGAGCAGTAAGAGCAGGGATTATTATGGATGCGGCTAAAATGAAGGTTGTCAATTTAGGACAGTACGTTTACAGGGACAGGGAAGGAAATATTGGTATTTGCGATTATGAATACCTTGTAGAAAGATTCGAGTTACTGGACACAACACCGACTGAATCAAATTAAATATATCATTAAATGAACACTCTTTAACTGGTCAATTACGACTAAGTGATAGGGTGTTCATTTATTAAAGGATGGTTGCGATGACAATTGAAGTGGCATTATTGATTTCAGGCGTTTCACTAGCATTTGGAATCTACCAGGGCGTAAGTAATATGAAGCGCAATGCGAAAACGGATATACAAAGTGATGCGTCACAGCTAACGACCGTAATTGTAAAGCTTGAAAACATTGGAAATGGGATAACTGAAATTAAATCGGAAATGACCAATGTGAAAAATGATATTAAGGAAAGTCGTGAACGAATCATTAAAGTTGAAGAATCAGCGAAGCAAGCACATAAGCGGCTGGATTCCATTGAAAAGATTCAAGCAAGAATTAATTGAAAGGTGGATTTCAAAAATGAATGATTTTTTGAAAAGGGTATCAAAGTTGATTGATGTTAAAAGCATTATCTCCATCATTGCAGCAGTCATATTTGCGATTCTAGCGGTTCGGGGTGAACTTGGGGTTGATAACACGATGATCTTATTGACATTGGTGTTTCAATCCTTTTTTAGTTATCAAAGCGGAAAAAAGAAGGAAGGTGAATAA